TACCGCTGTATCTGGATGCGGCGGTGCATTATGTATCATCTGCGTTAGGACTTCCAGTGTCTTCTGATGGAGCGGAAGATTGTCTGGATAATCATCCGGATATAACCATTGCAGTGCTGGCACTGTGTGGCGATATGTATGACAATCGCTCTGTATATGTGGATGGTGCGGTCATGAATCGCACGGTGGAGACGGTGCTTGCGATGTATAATGCGAATATCGGTTAGGATTAGGAGGTACTTTATGCAAGTAAATCCCGGAGAACTGAATAAGCGTATTGAGATCTATTGCATGGATTCCGAAGATGATGATGAAGAATTTCCTGTGCCCGTAAAAAAGACGGTACGGTCGACTTGGGCATCGTTCAAGCGAACATCCGGAACGGAGAAATTCAGATCTGGTAAGGATATGAGCGAAGTGCAGTGTAGATTTTTGGTGCGTCATACATTAAGAAAACTCACTACTGACATGGAGATCTTGTATGACGGTGCGTCGTACGAGATCTTGTATATCAATGATTATGAGGATAGTCATAGATATGATGAAATATGGTGCAGAAAGGTGGAGTGATAGATGGGACGGTTTGAATTTGATATTCCGGATGATTTATTTAAGGAGCTGGAAGATAGTTTTGACGATGTTGCACCGAAAATGATCGATGCGGCATTGCCCGTTTATCAAAAAGCGATGGAACAATCTATCAAAGAATCTGTATCATCTGCTCCGGAAGCGGTCAAGAGACAAACATCTGGTTTAGTAAAATCCTTGACGGTCAGAAAGGCAAAACAGTCTGACACGAATGCATATATCGGAAACATTGTTTTTGCGGGAAAAGACCCAAAAGGTAGCCCCAATGTAGTTAAGGCAATGGGGTTGGAATACGGCAACAGCCATCAAATTCCGTCACCTTTTATGCAAAGAGCGGTCAATTCCTGCGAAAAAAATGTATTAGCAAAGATGGAAGAGGTATTTAACAGAGAGGTAAAGCAATGACAGTAACAGGGCAGTTAAAAAAGGCGTTAAAGAGTGTATGTTCCGAGGTGGCACGGGACAAATATGAGGGAAAAAAAGATACCTACATTGTCTATAATGTAGCCACGGAACAAGCTGGGAATTATGCGGACGATTCGCCGCATAGCGAAACGGTGTTTTTGCAAATACATTTATATATGCCGTCAAATGTGGATTATACAGCGCTGCAAGGTGCGGTGAAGAAGACCGTGTCTGACAATGGTTTTAGTTATCCACAAACTGCGCTAAACACTGTGGAAACTGACACGAACATCAGACATATTTGTCTGACTACAAACAAAGAAAAGGAGATTTAACTATATGGCAACAACAGGATTAAGTGGATTTGTCCACGCAGATTTTGACGAAGACAAAAAGACATATGCAAAGCCGGCTAAGTTGGCTGGAGCGATCGAGTTCAAGGAAGCGCTTGATCGAAATGATGCGAAATTATATGCAGACAATGAATTGAAAGATTCGGATACATCTGTAACTGGTGGAAAGGTCACATTATCTATCGACGATGATGATGACGAGATCTTTGCTCCAATTTTAGGCGAAGAAGTAACGACGCTCTCTATTAATAGCAAAGAGTATAAGGTGGTCAATTCTAAGACCTCTGACAAGCCTAAATTTCAGGGATTTGGATACATAGCCGCTAAAAACAATGGTAAGTACAAGGCAACGTTTTATCCAAAAGTGACCTTTGCACGTTCGGATGAAGAGGCTAAGACAAAGGAGGATAAGACGGAATATACCAAGCCGGGTGTCGAGGGTACAATCTACCCAGTGGATGGTACTTATAAAGAAACTGTGATCACGGACACTGTAGAAGAGGCCGTGGCTGTCTTGAAAGCATTGTTTGGCGATACTACGGAGGCTACAAAATAGTAGCATGAACATAGTGTATAGGTGGGCAGGGGAAATCCCCTGCCTGTAATTGGAGGTAACCAATATGAGACTTTATGATTTGCCGATTGATGGCAATGTTTACACGGCATGCTGTGGGTTGCATGCTCTAGAACAGATCCAGAATCAACATGGATCGTTGGATGTATTTGAGAAAAAGCTAATTGGTGATGCAAAGGAAAATGTGTCGCTTGACATAGCGACAGTGCGTAACACGGCGAGACTGTTTCTGGAAGATGGTGCGAAAGCCTCCGGATCAGAGTTGACGAAAAAGGCCATAGAGAGCATCATAGACAATGCAGGCGGTGTATATGACCTGGCAGCAAATTTGTATGTGATATTCTCGAAGAGCATCGCTTCCAATGTCGATGAAAAAAACGAGGAGAGCCAGACGGAGACAGAGTAAATATTGACTTCGGCTGGCTGAAATATGTAAGTGTGGCCAGACTGGGTTTTAGTCACACGGAAACAATGTGGCTCTCGTTTGGAGAGTATCAAGAATTGTATCAAGCATATATGAGGCTGTTTGATGTTGAGAATTTGTTACATAAAACAGGGCAAACCTATGAGCATTTGATAAAAGCAGAAAATGAGATAGAAAAGCCTATAGATTTTGATTTTTAGCGATATAATAGGGGATTTTTTGTTGTAAATAAGGATGTTTTGGATTATAATATTAGT